AGGGGACGATCTTCTCCTGCTTGGCCTTGATGACGGCCATGGGGGTCTCTCCTTGTCCTTGTCGGATGTCCCCCAGCAGGGGCTCACGACGCAAGAGTACCACCGCGAGCGGGTACACGATCAGGAGGGATTTGTCAACTGCAACCGCTCGAAAGTCCTGACATTGTGGCAGGTGCCGCAGACGACGTCGCACTTGTCGATCTCGGCCATGATCCGGTTGATCCCCTTGCCCATCAGGGCCGCCACCGTCTCGCGATCCTTGCGGCCGGGCTCCCGGTGGTCGAACTCGAGGCCGGCATGGTGGGCGTTATACCCACAATCAGCGCAACCGCGCTCGACCTTGAGCTTTCGCACGATTTCGACGTTGCGCTGGTACCGCTTCCGCATGTACTCGGCCATGTAGGCGCGGTACTCGTCGGTGTCGCGACGACCGGTGGGCATGCGCTAAGGCTACCATGTCTAAGCTCCCCGAGCAGGACTCGAACCTGCGACCACCCGATTAACAATCGGGAGCTCTCGCCAACTGAGCTATCGAGGAGTGGACCCCCTGGGGATCGAACCCAGGACCCTCCGCTTAAGAGGCGGATGCTCGTACCACTGAGCTAGAGGTCCGAAAGGCCTGGAGAGCCCGACAATGACTCGTTTACACGAGTTCAGCGGTCGGGGATCGCAGGACCTTGATGGAGATAGTACCCTACCTCCGGTTGAACTGCACCTCGACCTCGCCGTACCAGTCGGGGATCGGCCAGTCCACGTTCTGGGAGGCCCAGCCGATCAGACCACCGCGGCCGGCCACGGAGCCGGACAGGGCCCAGCCGGACCGGCTGAGGGACAGGCCGATGCCGACGCCCGTCCGGCCCGAGCCGTAGGTCGCCGCCCAAGGGCCGCGCCGCTCGGTGCCCCAGGCGCGCTTGATGCTCACCAGCCGGTCCGACCGATGTCGCCGAGCTCGTCCGCGACGGTCTTCGTCTTGACGGACTCGTCCTTGCCCACGACGACCTTGCCGTTGCGGTTGGCCTTCGGGATGCCGCGGAGGTCGTCGCCTCCGGTCTCCTCCGCCTCGCCCTCGCCGGCCGGCTTGTCGCTGACACGGAAGCCGTCCTCGACCAGCTCGTCGGCGGACTCGAGCCAGGCCTTCTTGTCCTCGCCCTCGATCCGCTTCGCGAGACGCTTCGCTCGGGCCGAGGTGATCCCCTTGTCCTTGAAGTGGTCCTCGATGGCCTCGATCTTCTCGCGCTCGGTCTGGGCCTTCCGGAGGTCGGCGATCTCCTTGTCCCGGTCGGCCTGCTCGCGGACGCGGCGCTCCTCGTCCGTCTCGTTCTTCTTGCGGAGCTCGGTGAGCTCGGTCTCCACGGTGGCCTTCTCGGTCACCGCGGCGTCGCGGGCCTCCTGCGCCTCCTCCTTGTCGGTGAGCACGCCGTAGACCCACTTGCGGAGCTGCTCGACGTCGAGCTCCTTCGGCTCGTCGAGCTTCTTCCCCTCCCCGTCGTGCTCGTGGGGCAGTAGGAAGTCCTCCAGCTTGATCTTCTTCACGTTGCACTCCTTGGTGCGCCGGTGTCCCCGGTCCTTCCCGGGAATCAGATGCGACACCGCCCCGTTCCGAAGTGTCGCCATGTTCAGGGGCGGTGCGCGTTCCCCAGGATAGCAGAAGGCCCGGGACGTCTTCCCCACGCACCCGGGCCAACCGTCACCACAGCAGCACCAATATCGGATCGGAATGAGGGGCGACGGCCCTGCAATACCGACCCTACTACAGCACCCCGTTCCTGGCAAGCCAGGCCTCGGCGTCGTCGGGCGGGCCGTAGAGCTCGCCGGACGGCCGCCGCTCGAAGTGCAGGTGAGACCCGTTGCCACCCTGGCCGGCCACGACGGCGCCCGTGTTGCCGCAGGTGCCGATCTGGTAGCCGGCCAGCACGACGCTGCCCTGGGCCACCGTGGTGGTGTCCAGGTGGGCGTAGCGGTAGAGCGCGCCGTCGGTGCCGATGACGTCGACGACCTTGCCGTAGCCGGTGTACGGGGAGCCGCCGTCGAAGTCGCGCACGGTCTGGACGTAGCCGCCCAGCGCGGCGACGACGGGGTCACCGATGTTGCAGTCGATGTCCACGCCGGCGTGCGGGCGGCCCTCGTTGAGACCGTCGCCCACCCGGCCCTGGACCGGCCGGACGACCGTGCCATCCGGCGAGGTCGTCGCGGGCGGCGGGGGCGGCGGGGGCGGCATCGGCACGACTACGTCCTCCTCGGGGACGGGCTGCGGCGCCGGGACGACCATGCCCTCCGCGATGACGAGCTCCTGGCCCGGGAAGATCCGGTCCGGGTCGGGGCCGATGACGTCGCGGTTGGCCTCGTGCAGGCCGATCCAGCAGGTGGTGATGTCCTCGCCGTGCTCGCAGACGCCGTAGTCCTGCGCGATCGTCGACAGCCACTCGCCCGGCTGGACGACATGGATCGGCGCGGCCGGCGGCACGGGCGGCGGATAGTTCGCGTCCGGGTGGCTGTGCAGGTCGACGATCTGCTGCTGGGTGACGCCCGGGATCGTGAGCACCTGCCCGACATGGATCGTCCAGGGCTCGAGGATGCCGTTGGCCGCCGCGATGTCGCGCCACGGGATGCCGAAGAGCTCGCCCAGCTCGGCGAGAGTGTCGCCAGGCTCGACGACGAGCTCGGCGCCGACGCGCGGGTCGGTCGAGGGGTCCGCGGGGTTCGGGATCGGGACGGACTCGGTCAGGACGGGCATGCCGGCGGCCACCCAGGCCTCCAGGGAGTCGTTGCAGGGCTCGACCCAGGCCTGGGGGCCCTGCGGAGCTCGGCCATTCCAGCCGAGGAAGGCGATGCGCTCGGCTACGATGCGCTGCTGCTCGGGGGTCGCCTGAGCGGCCGTGGGGGCGAACTCGCGGCCGCCGTAGTACTCCCAGGTGCCGTCGATGATCTGGTAGAGCCCGGACGCCGTGCTGTTCGGGTTCTGGGCCGTCGGGTTGCCGCCGGACTCGCAGTCGATCAGCGGGTCCCAGGCCTCGTCGGGCGCGGCCTGGGCCGGGATGGCGTACATCGGCGCGGTGGCCAGGCCGAGGGCCGCCAGACCGCTCACGACGGTCGCGTCCCGGGCAGCGCGCTTGGTACGGACATGCTTTCCACGAGACATGGCGGGCTCCTCACATGATCGACAGGTTGTGACGAATCGTTCCCCCTCGTCTCGTCAACCCGTAGTGTAGCTGAAACCGCGACACGCCGGGGATCACGCACCCGATCAGGTGGTCGGGGCGGCGAGGGGTGACTCGTTGTAAATCCGGCGCCACGCCTGGATGTCGCTCTCCCCCGGCAGGCGGAGGTCCTTCATGTCGATCCAGAGGTCCTCGTAGGCCTGGTTGCGGTCCGGCGCCGGGTCGTTCCGGCTGTAGGACGGCCGCATCCCGCAGCCGCAGTTGTCGTGGACCTTGTGCTCGCCGGGGCCGTGGAACCGGGGGTCAGAGGCCTCGAACGAGTCCTCCTTGTAGACGAACCCGCGCGAGGCCAGCATGGCGCAGAAGTAGCAGCACCCCGGCCGCGTCGTCCGGGCCCAGCCGGTCGCCACCGGGTCGGCCATCACGTTGTCGTAGATCTGGTCATGGCCGGCGGTGGTGACCTGGCGCACCGCGGTGCCGGCGGCGCGGGTGATCGCGGCCTCCATGAGCTGGGCGGTGCGGCCCTCGGCGGAGCGGATCGCGGACTCGGTGTCGGTCACCCCGCTCTCGAGCTCGCCGTCGCGCACGGCCTTGACCCGGTAGAGCTCCCGCGCGGTCGTCGAGATGGCCTGGAACTCCAGGCTCTTCCGGATGATGTCCGGGGTGATCGGCCGGTCGGGCGCCGGCGTGAACCGCGGGGCGTTCGGGGCCTGGAGCCGCCGCACCTGCTCCGTGTAAACGTTGGCGAGCTGCTTCGCGTTGCGCTGGCCGGCTAGCACGACCTGCACGGCCTCCGCCAGCCAGCGCGCGCCGGTCCCGGACAGGTCGTCGGGCTCCACCGAGCTCCAGCGGTTGAGCAGGACCCGGGCGACGGCGATGGCGGTGCGCGCGGTGCTCGCCCGGTAGGCGGCATCGAGGGCGACCAGCGCGGCCGCCGCGGGGGCGACGACGGGCGCGGTCACGAGCGAATCCCGTGATCCCAGAGCCACTGGCGGAACCGGGAGAGCTGGGCGTAGCGCACCCCCCGGAAGGACCCGCCGTGCTTCTTCATCTCCTGGAACTTGCCGACCATCGGACCCCTCGAGCCCGCGACGCTGCCGCGCCCGGTGTTCTTGGCCATCACGGGACCCGCTGGATCCCGCCGGGCGCCCCGCCGGCGTCGAGGCCGAGCTGCTTCTCGAACTCGCCGACGAGCTGGTCGAAGGTGCCGTCCTGCACGAGGACCTTGGCCCGCTCGACGTCGGAGTCCGTCCAGTTCGGGATCATGCCCCACAGCATCTCGAGCGGGACGCCGACCTGCGCGGCCAGCTTGCCGAGGGCGTCGGCGGCCTGGGAGAGCGGCCGGACCTCGGTGTCCCGCCACTTCACCTCCATGTCGTAGCCGCGCATCTCCTCCAGGTTGCCGGTCTGCTTCGCGCTCAGGCGGAAGAGCTGCTCGTGGGACTCGCCCAGGCCCTCCTTGCGCTCGGCCGACTTCGCCATCAGGGCGGAGCGCGCGGCCGCGAGGGACTCGGCCTGCATGTTCGCCGAGAGGCCCAGGAACATGTACGGGGGGACCTGGCTCACCGCGGCGTAGTCGCGGATGTCCGCGTCGCGGGCCTTGATGAAGCCGTCGAGCTGGGTCTCGTCGAGGGTGCCGAACCTGGTCTTGTCACTGGTCGCGACGAGGAAGTCGTTGATCTTCATGCCGAGCAGCTCGTTCTGGTACGTCTGCTCGGACATGCCGGCCGGCCGCTGCAGGCCCGTGATGAACCGGACCTTCCAGGCGCCGAACCGCTGCACGATCAGCCGGTCGAAGAGCGACTGGTCGATCCGCTTGGCCAGCGGGATGAAAGGCCCGATCTCGCCGGTGTTGCGGCCGTCGAGGTCAGTCATGTTCGTGTACTGGACGAGCGGGGGCACTCCGGAGTCGTGCTCCTCGGTGGTGACGTAGGTCCAGGCGTTGAGGTCCTCGCCGTTGCCCTTGACGGTGAAGCGGTAGACCGCGACCTCGTCGATGAGCTCGACGGTCCACCCCGGGGTGAAGCCGTCGCCGTCCTTGACGACGTCCTCCTCGGCGTGGATCGCGAACTGGCACCACTCGTCGCCGGGGTACTCGTACCAGGCCGCGGTCGTCAGGGCCGACAGGCCGCGCCAGACGGCGCTCTTCTCGCCCGTCATGGGCAGCGTGCCAGGCAGGGACATCACGAAGGACTGGCCGTGGGCCATGGCGCCACGGTAGAGCGCGTTCTGCCGGCTGTTGAACCGGTTCTGGCGCCAGATGTCATAGCTCTGCAGCATGTCGTTGCTGCCCTGGCGCTTGATGCCGTCCAGGAAGATGGTCTGCACCAGCGAGGTGATCCCGAGAGCGAGCCACGGCGTGGGGCTGCGCTCGATCAGGTCGTCGTACTCGTCGTTGGTGTTGTAGTGCTTCGGGACGTAGAGGCTCCGCTCCTGCTCACCGCGGGCCCACTGGTCGTAGACGACCGTCTCCACGCGCTGCTCGAGGAAGTCAGGGAAGAACGTGAACGCCTGCCGCTTCGCAGAGCTGGGATTCATCGCGCGGGCCAAGGGGACCTCCTCGTCAGGCCGCGAGCGCGGCGAACTCGAACAACGTGCGGGTGTACTTCCGGTCGTTGCACGCCTCGCACGCGGGGACGATGTTACCCTTCGTGTGCTGGCCACCGCGGGAGAGCGGCGTCATGTGCTCGACCTCGAGCTTCACCCCGCGCGCCGAACAGTACGCACAGGCGTTGTCGAACTCCTCCAAGAGGTCCAGCCAGTCCTGCCCGACGAAATCCCCGTCGCGCTCTGCCTGACGCCGGCGGGCCTGGTGGGCACGCTGGGCGGCCGCGTACTTCTCCGGATTCGCCTCACGCCAGACCTTCGAGTACTCGTTATGCCTGTCGGGATCGGCGCGATACCGCTCACGCGAGGCGGCCTTGATCTCCTCGCGCTTGGCCGCATAGCGGGCGCTGGCTCGGGCCTTCTTCTTCGACGGATCAGCCGCGTAGCGGGCGCGCTCGTAGACGCGCCGCTGCTCCGGGGTGATGGCCACGAACTCATCGTACCCCAGAACCCACAGCGCCCCCCGGCAGGCTTGTGGCCTGACCTCGGGGGGCGACTTACGCGGTGGCTATGCCGGCCGCACTCCGGGGGTCGTCCCCGACTCGCCGACTCTAGGGATGGCATGCACGACAGATGCGGCAAACACCCCCAGGGCTTGGGTGCCTCAGATCGGGACCACGTTCAGCCAGCCCTACGGGCGTTCAGTCAACTTCCCGGCGTCCCGGTGGCGATGGTCCCGCCGGCGCTGAGGCGCCGCCGGTCTTGGGGTGGGTCAGGCCTGGGTCCGACCGGTGAGGCGCGCGTACTCCGCCTCGGCCTCCGCGGAGAGCTTGCCCCGGGAACCCACGGCGACGCCGTTGGCCTGGAGGACGGCGCGCTTCTCGGCGACGGTCGGCTCGGACTGGGTGGTGGTGTCGGTCTCGGACATGGCGGGCTCCTTGGTTCGATGGATTCGGTTGCCGAGTTCCAGTGTAGCAGAACTCAGAGAGATGTCACCCATCCGCCGGAAGATTCTTCCTCCTCGATCCCGACGTTGCCGACGTAGCGGCGGAGCATCTGCGCGCCGATCAGACAGACCGCGAGGTCGATCTTGTTGCCGTTCTCACGGCCGTTCTTCCGGATCGAGACCCCGTAGTCCGTCCGGTTCTCCCGAGCGTTTCGGAGGTGGGCCCGCAGCGCCGGGTGCCCGTCGTGCCGGAAGCTCGGCGCGTAGTTGCCCTCGTGGTTGCGGTGATGCAGGTCGGAACGCACGATCTCCGCGGCCGCGGTGAATTGCTTGCTGCGCTCCGGATCGGCCATGTCCCACATGATCGAGGATACCTTGACCCCGCTCTTCACGGCCCAGAAGTCCTTCTGGAGCCGCTCGTGGTACTTCTGGTGCCACTGGTCGATGAACCGGTCCCAGAAGCGGGTGTTGTCGTCCTCCTGGGTGTGGCTGGGGTCGCCCCAGAAGGCGATGATGTTAAACCGCTTGAAGGCCTCGTCGACGCGCGCCGAAACCTCGAACCGCGGGACCGTCCAGTCCTTGCCGGCGTCCCCGCGGGGCTTCGCCCACAGGCCAACGGTGAAGGTGTAGCCGTCCTCGACGCGGCAGGCCACCAGCGCGGTGGTGTCGTCGTTCTTCGAGCCGTCGAAGAACATGACGACCGGGTCGTCGGGGTCGACGATCCAGCCCAGGCGGAGCTGGTCGCCGTCCTTCTCGGCGATGCGCGCGGCCTTGAGCAGCGGGTGGACGCCGGCCTCGATCGCCGGCGGGTCCGCCCAGCGGTCGGCCGCGGAAACGATGTTGTTGAACCAGAAGCGTCGGGCGATGTGGGCCTTCGTGGAGCCACGGAGGATCGCGTTGACGATCGACGGAATGTCCAGCCAGACGGCGTCGCCGCGGACGGCCGCGATGATCGTGGAGAGCCACGAGCGGGTACAGGCCTCGCGGAACTTCTTCTCCTCCTCGTCCCGCGGCGCCTCCTTCCACTGCTCGGCGGCCTCGGGCGGGCGCATCGTGATCGACTCGGGGGCCTCGATGGAGTCGTAGAACATGCCGGTCGAGATGGCCTCGCCGGACTGCTCCTCCTCCCAGGTCTCGCGCTGGACCTGCGCCACGGAGCCCTGCGAGGGGTCGTAGGCGTTGGTGATCGACAGCGCGCGGGCCTGGCCGCCGGCGGACTTCGTTGCGTTACGTTCGATGACCTCCTGGAGCTCGTGGCCCCCTGTCGAATCCGTCCAGTGATGGGTCTCGTTCCGGATGACGAACGTCGGACGGCCGCCCTCCAGGGTGGCGGGCGAGCTGGTCACGGCCTCGATGACCCGGGAGCCGCCGTACGCGGAGATGAAGGTCTTGCCGATGTCGAGCTTGGTCATGCCGTGCTCGGCCATGAGCTGCCGCGAGATCATCGCCGGCAGCAGCTTCATGGTGTTCTTGGTCTGCTCCGCGGAGACGGCGACGACCTGGACCCAGCCGACCTCGTTCTCCATACCGACGGGGTCGCCGAGGTCGATCCGGTCCTCCTCGGAGACGTCGTCCTCCTCGGCCCAGTGCGAGAAGCGGCACGGGCCGAGCATCTCCACGAGGGCCAGGACGGCGACAATCGGGTCCTTACCCCACCCCTTGAGGCGCTGCAGCACGCCGTCGCGGTACAGGAACCGGCCATCCTCGTCGACGGCGTACCACCAGAGGATGAAGCGGGCCTGCTCGCGCGTGGGCGTGAAGGGCTTCCCGCCGCCGCCGTTGATGTACTTCTTGATCCAGGCCAGGATCTGCCAGCCGAGCGTCCGCTCGGGCAGGATGAAGCGCCCGTCACCGTCGCGGGCCCACGTCGGGCCGATGTAAACGGCCTCGACGAAGTACGCGGGGATGGCGGGCGCCTCGAACACTGCAAGCGACACGAACTACTCCTTCTTGGGGCGGCCCGTCCGGCGGAACGGCTCGAGCTGGCGCTGGCACTCAACGAGGGCGCGCATGATGTCGTCGCTGGCCGGGTCACCCTCCTGGCCCCAATACTTGTACTGCTCCAGGTGGTGCTCGACGTTACCCAGCACTGTACGCGCCACGGTCAGCGCGCGCGAGGTCCTCCGGCCATCGCGCTGCGGGTCGGCGGTCACGGCCGGTCCAGCACGCCGACGCCGCCACCAGCCGCGGTGCCACCGTCCTCGGGGTCGTCGGCACCCAGGATGAGCTCGGCCTGCCGGATGACCTCCCGCTCGAGCACGTCGCTCAGGCCGAAGACCTTCTCGGGCACGCCGGTGGTGTTCACCACGGTCGAGACCTGGGCCTTGATCCACGGGCTCGCGTTGTCGTAGATCGTCTCGCCGTCGGTGGCCACCGCGAAGACGCGCGGCCGCTCGTCGAGGATCTGGTCGACGCGGCGCTGGACGGCGTCGGCCTCGCGCTGGTCGTTGTGCTCCAGGGCGAAGTGCATGCGCCGCGCCTGGTACTGCAGCTTGGTCAGGGTCGCGCTGTCGATGCTCATGCTGCCTCCTGGAGGGTGATCGTCGGCCACGGGACGTAGATGGCGTCCTCTACAGAATACGTCGGACGGAGCTTCCCGTCCAGATCCCGCACCGTGGCATCGTTGGCCGGCACGCGGACCATGATGAGGTCCTTGCGGCCGCGGATGTGGGGGCACCGCGCGGCCGCGAGGCGCGCGCAGCGGTGGTGCATGACGGCGCCGTCCAGGAACCCGACGAAGTCGCGCTCGGGCTTCATGTCGGGCAGCTCGACGAGGGCATCGCCGGGCTCGAGCGGCAGGTCGGTCGTGATGTTGCCATCCTCGTCTTCGAGCGAGGTGAAGCCGTAGGCGTCGTCTCCATAGTCGTAGTCGCCGCCGCAGACCCCGCAGATCGAGCCGGACACCGTGGCGAGCTGCCGGCCCTCGTTGACGTGGGACAGGTTCTGCTCTGGGGCCACCCACGGCACGGGGTAGCCCTCAGCGTTCGCCGGGCGCGGCCAGCCGGCCCGGGTCAGCGTGTACTCCTTGCTCACTGGACGTCGGCCTCGCGCGCGGAGCGGATGTCGATGACCTTGCCGTCCTCGGTGCCGCGGGGTTTGATCGGGAACAGGGTGATCTCCTTACCCAGGCGCAACCGGGCGGCCTCGGTGATGCCGATCGAGGCCAGGTGCTTGAGCAGCGAGCTCTGGTGGGCCCCGCTCACGCCGATGAGGTTGCCGTCCTTGTCCTTGGCGCCCATCTGCGTGTTCGTGAGCTCGATCATCAGCTTCGTCGCCGCCCAGTCCGCAGACGTCATCCACTTCCGAGCCGGGTCGGTCTTGAGGGCCTCCCAGAGCTCGACGAGGATGCCGTCCCAGTGGCCCGGGGGGTCGAGCGGGTCCGGCTCGAAGTCGATCTCGAAGGGCAGCTCCTGGAGCTGCTCTCGGGTCAGCTTCGTCGCCGTGCCCTTGTCGTTGGTGCGCCGGCGCTCCGCCTCGCGACGAGGCGCCGGCCCGCGGTCACCCATGCAAGACCTCCAGGAGCTTCTCGGCTACGAGCTTGGCCTGGTGGGCCCGGTGGCACGCCGTGGCGGCACCGCTGTAGTCGCCGGCGGCCAGATACCCCTCGGCGATGCGCCACTGCTCGCGCTCGGTGTCCCGGACGGCCATGATGCGGTCGGTCAGAGCGCGGCGCTGCTTGAGCTCGCGCTCCTCAGCCTCGCGGAGGCGGCGGCCGAACATCAGGACGCCTCCTCGACGAGCTCGACGTCGTCGCGCCGCAGCTCGACGTGGGCGCCGGTCTCGGAGACCCGGACCCAGATGCGGCCCGGGTCGGTCGTCCGGCCGAGGATGACGCCGATCTTGTCCATCAGGTCGGGGGTGTCCCAGATCGAGAAGTCGACCTTGATCCGGATGGTGTCACCGGGCTGCAGCTCACGCGGCGGCCGGATGTCCTCGGGCTCGAGGCCCTCCGCCTGGACGATGTCGATCGGCGAGAACCACTCGCCCAGCAGATCGCCCTCCGGGCTGCCAGCGACCCCCGCGATGATGGCGCGGATCCCCTTGAGCTGCTCGACGCCGGCGCTGGTGTCGACCTGGAAACCAGTGAGGTCCACCGGGCCGGAGTCCCAGTCGCCGCCGGCGGTGTGGACCTCGGGCTCGGGGTCGGCGCCCGGCTCGCCGCCCTGGACGAACTCGGGGTCGTGCAGGAAGTCGGGGTCGCCCGGCTGGCCCTTGACGATGCCGGCCGGCGAGACCTCGCGGCCCTGCTCTTCGGCCTCGACGACGCCGGGGCCGAAGAACTCCTTGAGCTCGCCGACGCACAGCGTGCCGATGTCGGTCCAGGCCGGCTCGGCGTGGCCCTTGAGCTGGATCACGCCCGGCTTGAGGTTGGTGAACTCGTCGAACACGAAGTTCGGGAAGTGGTACGAGACGTTGGTGTCGCCGGCGAGCTCCTCCGCCTTCTGCAGCGGGGTGTCCTCGGGCTCGAAGCCCTTCGCGTAGAGCTTGCCGTCGACGATCGAGAACCCCTCGGCGAGCTTCTCAGCCGCGTCGAGGATGGTGGCCGCGGGGTCGTGTCGGACGGCGGCCTCGTCGACCTCGGCGTCCTCGACGGTGACCTCGAGGTCGGTGACGTAGACCGCGGCGGCGCCGATGCGCTCGCGGAACTCCTTGAGGCCGGGCAGGATCGCCTCGCCGGTCTCGCGACCGCCGGACACCTTGTCGACGATGAGCGCGAACTCACCGGTGGGCAGGAGCAGGGTCTTCATGTGCATGGTGACCTCCTTGGGTCATTACGGGCCTTGCCGTGGTCTCGAGGGTATCAGTCCTCGGTCGGGATGTCGATCTCGAAGGGCAGATCGGAGAAATCGAAGGGCTTCTCGGGCTCCGTCGGCCGCCCTCCAGTGGCCATGGGCACGGGGGGCTTACGGAGCTCCTGCTCGTAGATCTCGGCCCGCACCGACGGCGCGGCCGGCGCGGGGCGGGCACCATCGGTGAAGTCGGGCAGGAACCACCCGCGGGCCGACGACGTGCGCCACTTCTCGGCACCGTTCCGCTTGAGCGCCAACATCAGGGCCTGCTGGGTCAGGGCGGGCCAGTCGCCGCGCTTCTCGCCGGCGGCCATGTGGTTGTAGCCCTCGACGAGGATCGAGTTGGCGTACCGGCCGGGCCCCTTGTGCTGCATGAACTCGAAGACGGCGCGCATCGCCTTCGGCGTGATGGGGGAGTCGGCGGTGTACTTCTTGCCGGTGCGGTCGACCGCCTCGACGGTCACCTTGAACTCGGCAGAGCAGGACGGGCAGGTGAGATGCATTGAGGACCTCCGTGACAGGTGTCGCTATGACGGGGATTCGCCATGTCTTGACGTCCACGACAGTACCACGGTCGCCATCCCGTCTCAGATCGTGACGAACGGCGTCACCGGGTGCATCGGCCAACTCGCGTCTGACCTGCAGGAATGTCGTCGATGTCAAAGTGACAGCGGATCCCCCTGGCCCGGCAACCGTAGACCCGGACTCGTCAACCCGTCATCTTGTCGTCCTTCTGACACCTTGACGGGTTGACGAGTCCGGTGAGCTATCCGCACGACCCAAGTACCTCCGTCACTATGACACTCTCCTTCTTCTAGAGGGAGTAATAGTAGTGACACTAAGGGTCTGACCTGCCAAGACGCATATTTCTCGCCAGGTGACGAACTGGATGACAGAGCAAGATCAGGATGACAGCCGACGTCACTCGAGCCCCGATCTGGACGGCGAAAGTGCCCTCCACGGGCTGCGGCGGTCGGTATGGGACCCAAACCGAGACTGTTGAAACCCGTATGAGATTCGGACTGCT